GGCGCAGCCTTTGGCAAGTTCATAAGGCAGCAGGCGGGGGTTACCGAGATTGAAAGCGATGCAGCAGTCATTGAAGACTTGGGGCGACCAGAAGTGGAGAACCAAAAGTGGCAAACCGTCTAGTAAAACTGGTGAGCGATACCTTCCGGAGGCTGCTATTAAAAGCCTCACTCCGTCTGAATACGCTGCTACAACCCGGGCCAAAAGAGCGGGCAAAGCCGCCGGAAAGCAATTCGTGAAACAGCCGCCCAAGGTGGCGGCAAAAACAGCGAGGTACCGATAATGATGGGCAAGAAAAAAGCCGATGTGTATAAAGATGCCAACGCGGCGGTCAAGGGTGCGAAAGCCCGAGGCGAGCCTTCGGTTTCTTTTCAGCTAGCCAAGGGCGGTTCTTCTGGCGGCAAATGGATTCAAGACGCAGTCAAGAAACCCGGTGCTTTGCGCTCTGCACTTGGCGTCAAAGAAGGCAAGACCATCCCCGCCAAGAAGCTTTCTGCGGCTGCCAAGGCTCCCGGCAAAATGGGGCAGCGCGCTCGTCTGGCTGAGACTCTCAAGGGCCTACGGAAGAAGTAAATGAACTGGGCAGACACACTCAAGGCGGTTATCCCAATTGTGGTGATGTCGTTGGCTTGGCTGCTAGGTCAAGTCAATTCGTTTTCTGAAAGGCTGGTCAAAATTGAAGGGCAGATGCCTGTTTTGATCACCAAAGAAGGTATCCCTACGGATTCTCCGATTTCCGCCGAGGCCCGTCACAAGCTCAAAGAGCAGATTTACACTGACATCCACGCGCTGCAAGTCAAAGTGCAGATGCTTGAAGAGCGCGAGAAGATGGTGAAGAAATGACTACCTCCGGAACCTCAAGCTTTAATCTCGACCTCTCCGAGATCGTTGAGGAGGCGTTTGAGCGTTGCGGCTCAGAGTTGCGTACGGGCTATGACCTGAAGACTGCCCGTCGGTCTCTGAACCTGATGTTCGCTGACTGGGCCAACCGAGGCGTCAACATGTGGACGTTTGAGCAAGGTACGCAGACCCTGACTCCGGGGGTGGCAACCTACACCCTGCCTGCCGACACGGTTGACCTTCTGGAGCATGTTATTCGCACGGGCGCGGGGAATTCCTCCACACAGGCAGACCTGACCATCACCCGGATCAGCGTCTCGACCTACGCCACGATCCCGAACAAGCTACAGCAAGCCCGGCCTATCCAGATTTGGATTGAGCGCTTGAATACCCCGCAGTTTACTGTCTGGCCTGTGCCGGACAGTTCACAGACTTATCAGCTTATTTACTGGCGGCTGCGCCGCATCCAAGACGCGGGCAACGGCACCAACACCATGGACATGCCGTTCCGCTTCATCCCGTGCATGGTGGCGGGGCTGGCCTACTATCTGTCGATGAAGGTTCCGGGTGCCGCCGAGCGGATGCAGATGCTCAAAGCGCAGTACGATGAAGCATGGGCTCTGGCTTCTGATGAAGACCGTGAAAAGGCTGCCGTAAGGTTTGTGCCCCGCCGGGCATATATCGGGGGCGGCACCTAAATGGCTAACAGGTTTGCATCTGGCAAGAATGCAATTGCCATATGTGATCGCTGCGGTCAGCGGTTTAAACTGACGCAGCTAAAGACAGAGGTCATCAAGACCAAACTGTACCAACTGCTGGTCTGCCGCGAATGTTGGGACCCTGACCACCCGCAGCTTCAGTTGGGCATGTACCCTGTGGATGACCCGCAGGGGCTTAAAAACCCCCGTCCGGACAGTACGTATCAGATTGCCGGTACGGGGCCGGATGGGTACACTACGGGTGGTAGCCGGGTTATTCAGTGGGGGTGGAATCCTGTAGGTGGATCATCGTTCTTTGATGCGGCGCTGACACCTAATAACCTAGTGTTGTCGGTACAAATTGGCACGGTAACGGTTGCAACGACGTAAGGAGTCGAAGATGGACAAAGAAGACCTGAAGCAGGACAAAGCCCTCATCAAGAAGGCTTTCAAGCAGCACGATGCTCAAGAGCACAAGGGCGGCAAAGGCACCGCTTTGAAGCTGCGGGCCGGTGGCAAGACCAACGCCGACATGCTCAAGTACGGGCGCAATATGGCCAAGGTCATGAACCAGCGTAGCTCTGGTCGCGGAGGCTAAGATGGCTAAATTCAGCAAGAAAGTTGACGGCAAAGAAATTGGCGATGCCAGCGTCTACGCTCAGCCCCACACCATGTCCGGCAAACCGCTGAACATCAAAGAGGCTGGTACCATGCCGGTCAAAGAGGCACTCAAGCAGAACGTCTCTATCGCCAACCAGCGTTCGAATGAGTACCCCGGCGTGAAGACCTCGGGCATCAAGATTCGTGGTACCGGCGCAGCTACCAAGGGCGTGATGGCTAGAGGGCCTATGGGCTGAGGACGACATGAACTACACCTCGTTGGTCGCTGACATTCAGAACTACACTGAGAACACGTTCGATTACTCGACCACGCCGTCGATCATCAACACGTTTATCACTCAGGCTGAGCAGCGCATTTACAACACGGTGCAGTTTCCCTCGTTGCGTAAGAACGTGACGGGTGCGGTTACCACGTCAAACAAGTACTTGTCCTGCCCAGAAGATTTTCTATCCGTCTATTCGATGGCGGTGATTGATGCGTCTGGGAACTATGAGTACCTGCTGAACAAAGACGTGAGCTTCATCCGTCAGGCGTACCCCAACCCCACGACAAGCGTCGGTGCCCCCAAGTACTACGCGCTGTTTGGTCCCACGACCACCTCAGGCTCTCCCCCCACGCCAACCAATGAACTGAGCTTCATCCTTGGCCCCACACCTGATGCGGCGTACTCGGTTGAGCTTCATTACTATTACTACCCGACGTCTATCACGGTTGCTTCAAGCGGCACTACGTGGCTAAGTGATAACTTCGATACCGTTCTGTTGTACGGATCACTTGTTGAGGCATACACCTACATGAAGGGTGAAGCAGACATGATGGCCCTGTACTCTCAGCGGTACAGCGAAGCGCTGTCTCAAGCCAAGCGTCTGGGTGATGGTCTGGAGCGCAGCGATGCGTACCGCAGTGGTCAGGCGCGTCTGGCCCCGCTGCCGCAGAATAACGGAGTTGCCTGATGGCCTTCACAGGTAACGTCACTTGCAACACGTTTAAAACGGGCCTGATGAGCGGCACGTTTAACTTCAGTTCAGGCACGTTCTACATCGCGCTGTACACCAACGCAGCCACGCTGGACTACTCGACCACGGCCTACACCACGACGGGTGAAGTAGTTGCAACCGGTTACACCGCCGGGGGTCTGCCGTTGACGATTACTGTGACCCCCACGACGGGCGGTTCGGGCACGGTGTCCTATGTTTCGTTTTCCAACGTGTCGTGGACAGGCGCGTTTACAGCGCGTGGTGCATTGATTTATAAGCCCGGGGATAACGGGGCTGTATGCGTGCTGGACTTCGGAAGCGACAAAACCTCCACGACAACTTTCACGGTGCAGTTTCCCGCTGCCACCAATACCTCTGCAATCATTCGCATCGCATAAGGAGCACCCATGTCTCTAGTAACGACCACCAAAGGCGAAATGGAAGAGTCTCTCCTTGAAAAAAGGGAAGGCTCCTTGGATAATGAGAATGAAACCACAACGTGGGTGGAGTATTGGCACGAAGGTGAGTTGGTTCACCGCTCCGTTCATGTGACGCTCAAGAAAAATGTCTTTGCAGACGGCGTCGCTGCAATGCTTGCTTAACCCACAAGGAGCCCTATCATGGCAAACACCCAAGCAATGGCAACGTCGTTTAAAGGCGAGTTGCTTAACGCGTACCACAACTTCAGCGCGACCAACCCGGCTCGTACCATCAACACGGCGGACACGTTTAAAGCCGCGCTGTACCTTAGTTCGGCTACGCTGAATGCTTCTACAACCGCGTACAGCACCACGGGCGAAGTGTCATCGTCTGGCACGAACTACACTGCTGGCGGCATCACCATTAGTAGCTGGAACGCCCCGGGTACTTCGGGCACGACCGCCTACACCACGCCCACCGCCAGCTTCGTGTACACCAGTGTGACGCTGACCGTTGCGTTCAACTGTGTTCTGGTCTACAACAGCACTCAAGGCGGCCGCGCTGTGAGCGTACACACCTTCGGCGATCAGACTGTGACCGCTGGTACGTTCACTCTGACCATGCCGACTAACGATTCGACGCAAGCACTGATTCGGCTCGCGTAACGGGGGCACGGGGTAACCCCCGTGTAGCGTATGTTTAGCAACGCCCCGTTTTCAGCCGTCCCCTTTAGCTCGCTACCAGCGGGGGGCGGTAATGTAACTGTTGCCCTTACTGGCGTATCTGCCACGGGTGCAGTTGGCACCGTCACGCCCTCTACTTCAGTAGCAATTACGGGCGTTGCGGCAACGGGGGCCGTTGGATCGGTTCTAGCCGGACAGGCGATTACAGGCGTCGCCGCCACGGGCGCAGTTGGCACTGTTGGCGTTTCTACTTCTGTCGCTCTCACGGGCGTTACCGCCACGGGCGCGGTTGGCTCCATTTCTCCCGTTACTTCGGTTGGCATTACCGGGGTATCCGCAACTGGATCGGCTGGCAGTGTCGGTGTTAGCCTGTCAGTTGCTCTCACAGGGGTCGCGGCTACCGGCGCTGTTGGTAGTGTCAGTGTTACCTCCTCGGTCGCCATTACCGGTCTTGCAGCCACGGGAGCTGTTGGTGATGTCAGCGCGGCCACTTCGGTTGGCATAACTGGACTTGAATCCACTGGATTGGTTGGCTCGGTTGGCGCGGCTCCTACGGTTTCCCTCACGGGAGTTGAAGCTACCGGCGAAGTTGGTTCTGTTGATGCTAGAGACAAGACGCTCGCCATAACGGGCGTTGCGGCTACCGGCGCAGTAGGCTCGGTCAGTGTCGCACCATCGGTCGCTGTTACCGGCGTTGAAGCTACTGGCGCGGTTGGTAGTTTGGCGGTCACATCCTCCGTTGCGATTACGGGGACCTCTGCTAGTGGGGCGGTAGGAAGCCTCACACCGTCTACTGACGTAGGGATCACGGGCGTAGCGGCTACTGGGGCTGTGGGGTCTGTTACTGTTGGTGATCGCTCATTTGCCCTGACAGGAGAGGCTGCTACGGGTCAGGTGGGGTATGTAAGCCCCTCAGGAACTAGCACCCAAGAGCTTACCGGCGTTCGTTCAACAGGGGCGGTCGGCACCCTCACGCCCTCTACTACCGTAGCGATTACTGGTAACGAAGCGACGGGGCAGGTTGGCGATGTCTTGGCTGGTCAGGGGATCACGGGTAACGCTGCCACGGGTGGGGTTGGTTCTGTTACTACCTCACGCACCGTAGCCCTCACAGGAGTTGCAGCTACCGGCAGTGCTGGCACTGTTACTCCTCCTCAGGAGTTGACCGGAGTTCAGGCCACGGGCTCCGTGGGCAACATCACTGCTACGCGGTCGATTGCGCTTACCAATGTCTCCCTCACCGGGCAAGTTGGAACAGTAACTTCGGACCGCAGCAAGGCCCTGTCTGGAGTTCAAGCCACGGGGTCCGTGGGGACAGTCACTTTTTCAGGGCTGTCTGTTGCCCTCACTGGGGTGTCTGCGACAGGGCAGGCCGGGTCTGTTGCTGACGCTGCGCGTTCGTTTGCCATATCGGGTCTTGCCGCAATAGGCCAAGTCGGCTCGGTCGGCGCAAACCTGTCTATTGCTCTGACTGGCGCAACGGCTGTTGGGGATGTTGGTACTCTCAGCGTTGCTGCGCTGTCTATTGCCATCACTGGTGTTTTTGCCACGGGTGAAGTCGGTACACCGTTCCGTACGACTCCGCTTACCGGGGTGGAAGCTACGGGCGCAGTTGGCTCAGTGGGAAAGAGCGTCACCGTTGCTCTGACTGGAGTTTCTGGGGCGGGGCAGGTTGGAGATATAGGCGCGGACTTTAGCCGAGCAATCACCGGGGTATCAGCCACTGGCGCTGTTGGCAATGTAGCCAACGTGATTGCTCCCGCGCTATCCAATGTGACGGCAACGGGCCAAGTCGGGAGCTTCGGGGTTGAAAGAACCAATCAGATTCTGGGGGTTATCGCTCAGGGTGTGGTTGGCAACGTCGGGGTGCAGTGGGCCTTGATTGATGACAGCCAGAGCGTTAGCTGGCAAAATGTGAACACTGCCTCCGGTGCTAGCTGGACTCCAATAGGCACTGCCCAGACTTCAGGCTGGCAGAACATAAATAATGCTACCGGCACTACGTGGGCCACGGTCGATACTGCCCAAGAGAATTCTTGGGAGTTGATTGACACAACTTAGGACTGACGATGGCGCTTGTTCTAGCCAACCGTGTACAGGAAACTGGCACGGCAAACACCACCGTAAGTTTCACACTTGCGGGAGCGGTGACGGGATTCCAATCGTTTGCCGTCATCGGCAACACGAACACCACTTTCTACGCGGCTACTGATACGCCGGGTAACTGGGAGGTGGGCCTTGGCACGTACTCGACCACCGGCCCTACACTGACTAGGACAACGATATACGCCTCCAGCAACTCTGGAAGCGCGGTAACTTTCTCTGGCACAGTCACTGTTTTTGTCACGTACCCATCGGGGCGGTCGGTCAACCTTGATGCGAGTGGCAACGTCTCTGCGCTAGGCACGATTGCGTCTGGTACATGGCAGGGATCGACTATTGCCATTGCCTATGGTGGAACGGGGGCATCCACACTAGCTGGCGCATCTATCGCTACTTACACTGGGGCCGAGACACTAACCAACAAGCGGATTGACCCTCGTGTTAGCAGCACCACTTCGACGGCGTCTATCACTCCCGACATCAGTTCGTTTGACCAGTATGCGGTGACGGCTCAGGCAGCGGCTTTGACAATCAACGCACCCACCGGCACTCCTGTAAACGGCAACAAGTTGATCTTCCGCATCTTGGACAACGGCACTTCGCAGACGTTGACATGGAACGCGACTTACACTGTGATTGGGGTGACTTTGCCGACTTCTACTACCGTTAATAAAATGACCTATGTCGGGTGCATTTACAATGCCGCCAACACCCGCTGGGATGTTATTGCTGTAACCACGCAGGCTTAACCATGATAAAAATCGACTTCCAGTTCGACTCGCCGTACGGCGTCTTTGGTGACGCCCTTCATTTGCCAGATGATCACGGGCTGAGTGACGAAGAAATCCAAGCGCTCAAACAGAAGCGCTTGGATAACTGGATCGCTATCGTAACCGCACCCCCAGAAGAACTGCCTCCGGTAGAATCGCCCCCTGAACCGGGGGTGTAAATGGCTAACAGGTATTGGGTTGGTGGAGCGGGCAACTGGTCAAGCACCACCAAATGGTCTACGTCATCCGGCGGGGCTTCGGGCGCATCTGTCCCAACGTCGGCAGATGACGCCATCTTTGACGCAAACTCCGGCGGCAAATTTACTGCCACGGTAGATACCGCGCAGTCAGTCAACTCCCTGACTATTACCCCCAGCGCAGTAGTTGGGACGCAGACAATCTCCCTCACAGCGTCGCTGACTACAGGGAACCTGACAACAACAGGCACTGCTGGCAATAACCGCATTTTCTTCACCAGCACAACGTATGGGATTGCCGTTGATTTCATTGTCAACGGTACAGTCAGCATTTCTGACTGTGATTTTCGAGGCATTTACGTTAGGGGCACCTCCGCCCCCATCAGCGGCACACGAATTGGTAACCGTGGCGAAAATAGGAACATCACGTTCAGCACACAGAAAACGGTGTACTGGAACTTGGCGAGCGCACAGAACTGGAGCGCAAACGGGTGGTCAGACACGTCTGCTGGGTCGCCAAACACAATCTATTTTCCCCTTCCGCAAGACATAGCCAAGTTCACTGACGCGGGCTCTGTGACGGGCACTATTACGCTGGATACGGCGATTGGCTACGTTCCAACCGTAGACATGTCGGGTCGCACAACGGCCATGACGTTGGGGATTTCAAACGCAACCATTGTCTATGGGGACTGGAAAAATGGTTCTGGAACATCCTTCACAGGGAGTTCAACCCTTACTTTTTCCGGCGGCAACACCCAAACCATTACCAGCGCAAGCAAAACATTTCCATCCCCGTTCACGATTGATACCTACGGCGGCACGGTGCAGCTTGCTGATCCATGGAACATTGGTTCACAAGCAATAACTGTTACAAACGGAACTTTTGATACCAAAGGGTATGATGTTACCGCTGGAATTTTGTCATCGTCAAATACAAACGTCAGGACTATTAAACTTGGCGCAAGCAACATAAGCAATACAAATCCCGGTGGGTCATATTTAATAACATCCACCAATCTTATATTTGATGCCGGAACATCAACAATAACATTTACTGGCATATCGCATGCAATAAATGCTACGGGACTAACCTTTTATAATGTTTCATTTACAACAACGTTTGCAACGTCGTTTACAATTCAGGGGCCAAACACATTTAATAATCTGTCGTTTGCTGCTCCATCTTCCACTGGAATTACCACTGTATTATTTTCGGGCGCCCAAACTATAAATGGCACTTTGACCTGCGCAGGAGCTACTCCAACCCAGCGCATGTCCCTGCGCTCCAACACCCTTGGAACTCAGCGCACTCTGCAAGTCAGTAGCATCTCTGCCGCTGACTGCGACTTCCGAGACATTGCTATTACCGGGGCTGCGTCAGGCGCAACTCCTACCCGGGCAGGAAACTGTGGGGGCAACTCCGGCATCACGTTCAGTACAAAAACGGTTTACTGGAACCTTGCTGGCGCACAGAACTGGAGTGCAACAGGGTGGGCAACTTCTTCTGGAGGCTCTCCGGCGATTAATAACTTTCCACTAGCCCAAGATACTGCGGTGTTTGATAACACCGGGTCCGCAGGAACAGTAACTCTTGACGTCGCGTGGAATATTGGGACATTTGACGCATCAGGCCGTACAAGTGCCATGACGTTTGATACCAGTACCATTGGCACATCGGTTTATGGCGATTGGAAATTTGGTACGGGGGTGACATTTCCGGGTGGGTCTGCGGTTCTCAGCTTTCAAAAAAATGGCACCCAGACAATTACCAGCAACGCTGTTACGTTTACCTGCCCTGTTACGGTTAACAATCCATCGGGCACCGTACAGCTTGCAGATGCATTGTCTTTAAGCGCAACCCGCGCACTGACTGTCACCACAGGGACGTTTGACGCCGTCACTTACAACGTGACGGCGGGTTTATTTACGCTTTCTGGTACAGCGACTAGAACCATAAAAATGGGGTCCGGCACATGGACGGCTTCAGGTACTGGATCAGTTTGGAACGTACAAAACAACACGGGCCTGACGTTGACAGTTGGAACATCTAATATTGTTCTCTCCGATACGTCAACATCAGCAAGGACTTTTGACGGGGGCACTGCCTACTACAACAAGTTGACGATTGGCGGCACAACAGGCACATCCACACTGACAATTGTTGGCTCCAATACGTTTGGTGAGCTTGCTTCCACAAAAACCGTAGCGCACACGATTGCTATTGGCACGGGGGTGCAGACATTTGGCAAGTGGTCTGTTACTGGGACGGTTGGTAACGTAGTCACGGTAACGGGCACGAGCACCACAAACGTTATTGCCGGGCCGCGAGTCTCTGGAGTTGACTACTTGGCGATGGGCACCCTTGGCTTTAGCACCACAAGCCCGGGTGAGTTCTATGCTGGGGCTAACTCGACTGGTACTGGAGCGGGCGTGATCCTGACAGCAGCACCTGCGACAAGGAATTTGTTTTGGCGCGGCGGCACCGGCAACTGGTCAGACACTACCAAGTGGGCAACAACATCAGGCGGTGCAGGCCCAGCCCCCATTCCGACGTCGGCAGACACGGTTACGTTTAACTCCGCTTCCAACGCCACCGCTTATACCGTCACCCTTGATGCGGGTGTGGCAATTGCCCGCTGTGCATCGTTCACTATGGCTGGCCCCGCATCGGGAAACGTGACCTTTGCCGGAACTACGCCAATTGCCTTCCACGGCAGCGTCAGTTTTGCTGCCACCGGCATCACCCGGACGTTCTCAAGTTTAATAAACTTTGCAGGTAATGGCAGCTACACTTTTGACCCTAGTTCGTTGACATTTTCATCATCAATAACTGTTAACGGCGTTGGTTCAACATGGACTCTTGCCAATAACCTAAACATTGGCATATCTACCATAACAGTTACATATGGATCATTTAGCACATCCGCTAGTAATTATTCAATTACTGGGGCAACGATTTCATCCAGCAATACCAATATTAGAACAATTAATTTAAATAACAGCACGCTAACGCTTTCTGGGACTGTTACTTTTGCTACAGCAACAAATTTAACATTTAATGCTGGCGCATCAAATATTTCTACAAACTTGAGCGGCGCCACATTTGCTGGTGGCGGTCAAACTTTTTATAACGTCAGTTTTACAAGTGTATTGCCCGGATCAGTTAATCAAATAGATGGCTCAAATACATTTAATAATTTATCTTTTGCGGGGCGTACAACTGTTGGCATAGGTATTGTTCAATTTAATGCAAGTCAAACAATAAGTGGCACATTGACTGTTAGCGCAGGCACGGCCTCTGCATATAGAAACTTTCTTCGGTCTGACGGTAACGGAATCAAAACACTTACGTGCGCGGCTGTATCTTTTACTGATGTTGATTTTCGAGAAATCACTATTGCTGGAGCAGCGGCCCCTGCCAGCGGAACGCGGCTTGGCGATGCTAAGGGTAACTCTGGAATAACTTTCCCGGTGGCCAAGACGGTCTATTGGGCAGTAAACACCGCCAACTGGGGGGCAACAGGTGCAGGCTCTTGGTCTGCTACCTCCGGTGGTAGCGCCGCCAACGATCAGTTCCCCCTTCCCCAAGACACTGCCTACTTCTCATCTACCACGCCGACCAGTGGAAGCACTGTCACTGTCAACGCTAACTACAACATCGGTACGATTGATATGTCGGCCCGCACGGTAAGTAGTCCGACGGCCTTAATCACACTGGCAACGGGCACGACTTCACCGGCGGTCTATGGTGATTGGATAAATGGCACAGGCACAACACCAAGCGGCACCGGGACAATTATATTTATTGGCAGAGGAAGTCAAACAATTACAAGTGCCGGAAGAACCTTTACTCAACCAATAACAATTAATACTGCTGGTGGCTCTGTTACTTTGCAGGATTCTTTTATATCCAGCCAATCTGCCTCAACTGCGCTTCAAATTGTTCAAGGAACATTTAATGCTGTAACATATAATGTTACGCTTTCTGGTGCTGCATCTGGGGTAACTGCAAACTTCACTGGGACGTTGGGAATTGGATCGGGTACTTGGTCAATTGCCGGGACAAGCGGATGGAATGCTTCAACAAGTACAGCAACCATTACTGGGTCAGGCACTATCAGCTTGACCGCTGCAACAGCTAAATCTTTTCAAGGCGGCAGCCTTTCCTATTCTGGGGTCACACTGGACCAAGGCGGTGCGGGCGCGCTGACCATCAGCGGCAACAACACGTTCAAGACAATCACCAACACCTACAGTGCCACGGGCGCAACGTCAATTTTACTGGTCGATACCACTCAGACCCTGACGAACCCTTGGACTGCCACGGGCGCAGCAACCCGGGTTTTGACTGTTAGCGGAACCTCTGTTTCCTCCCCGGGAACGCTTATCTACTCTGGCGCTGGTACCGCAGCCAACGTTGATTACCTCTCCATCTCCAACGTCCGCGCGTATCCACTAGCGACATCATGGTACGCGGGGAACAACTCCACCAATGGCGGATCGCTGGGCTGGTACTTTAGCGGCGCAACGGTTGCTTACAATGGAAACTTCCTAGTATTCTTCTAACGAATCCAAAAAAGGATATCGAATGGCCTATTCCGACAATCTCCGACTCACCCTCATCGCTACCGGCGACCAAGCCGGTACGTGGGGCACGACCACCAACACCAACCTTGGCACCATCCTAGAGGATGCGATTGCCGGGTACATCACGGTCAGCGTCACCTCGGCGGCTCAGGCGTTCACTGCGATTGACGGTGCGGCGGACCAAGCGCGTAACGCCATGATCCGGTTGACGACGACTACAACCGCAGCCTTCGCGGTGTATGCGGTTCCCTACTCCAAGACGTACGTCATCTTCAATGACAGCGCGTATACGGCCACGATCTACAACTCAAGTATCTCCGGCAACACGACGGCGGCGGGTGCCGGGGTTGCAATCCCTGCGGGTAAAAAAATAGCGGTTTGGTCGAATGGTACTGACTTCTCTGTCCAGACCGACTATTTGATTGGCACTTTGGCAGGCACCATCACGTCAGCCACCACCGCAACAACGCAGGTAGAGAAAACATCCGACACCACCGTGGCTACCACGGCGTTTGTGGACCGCCTGCGGTCTCTAGTTACTCCCACTACGACCTCTAGCGGTGGTACCCTTGTTGTCGGGGATCGTGGCTCTCTAGTGTCTGTGACGGCTGGGGTGACGGTGCCTGCCAGTGTGTTTGCCGCGCAAGACGTGGTGACCATTTACAACAACAGCGCCTCTAGCATCACCATTACGCAGGGCACAAGTCTGACTCTGCGCCTAGTGGGCACTGCCAGTACAGGAAACCGCACGTTGCTTCAGCGAGGTCTTGCCACGGTTGTGTTCATCTCCGCAACGGAGGCTGTGATCTCGGGCGGGGGCCTATCCTAATGGCAGCCATTCATAACGTGCTCGCGGGGGCATCTGGAAAGCCGTTTTCTTTCAACATCTCCACAAACCAGACAACCGCTAATCTGCGTACTCTGGCAATTGCCGCTGGCTGGGATGGAAACACCGCTGTAGAAGCCACGATTGATTCCGGCGTTTACATCAGCAGCAACTCAACTGCGACCCCCGCGCTGACCATCAACGGTTCATTCCCAAGCGGCGTAACGCTTACTAACAGCGGAATCATTGTTGGGATGGGGGGAGCGGGGGGTTCTGGCGCTAACGGAATAACTACCAGCGCCGGAGGAGCGGGGGCTAGTGGAGGCGGGGCTCTTTCTGTCTCAGTCGCCGTCAGTATCAACAATGCCAGCACGATTGCCGGGGGTGGCGGAGGTGGCGGTGGCGGTAGCAGTGTCACTGATGCAGGCGCTGAATATGGCGGTGGCGGTGGCGGTGGCGGTCGAAGCTCTAACGCAGCTAATTCTTCTGGCGGCAGCGGAGGCAGTGGGGGCAGTGGTAGCGGAGGAGCCGGTAGTGCTGGCACGGTATCTGTTGCTGGTACTGGAGGCGCTGGAGGCGCTGGCCTCGCAATTGCAGGGGGTGCTGGCGGTGGATGGGGTTCGGCTGGATCAAACGGTCAAACTTTAGATGCTCCGGGAGGGTCGGGGGGTGCTGGTGGCTACGCAGTCTCCGGCAACAGCAACATCACTTGGATTGCAACTGGAACCCGCCTTGGGTCCATCAGTTAAGGAGCACACATGCTTGAACTATTCAGCGGCGGCATTCTGGGTGGCGTGTTCGGCGGCATCTTCCGGCTTGCCCCAGAGGTCCTAAAGTTCTTCGACAAGAAGAATGAGCGCAGCCACGAGTTGGCGATGTTTGAGCACCAGTGCGATCTGGAGAAAATCCGAGGGCAGCAGAAACTTGCTGAGATCGGAGCGCAGCGCGACGCAACTCTTGACGTGGGGGCGATGGACGCCTTCAATGCCGCGATCAGCCAACAGGCTGAGATGGCTAAAGCTGCTGGTGGTTGGGCTGCTGCGCTCTCCGCATCTGTTCGTCCTGTGGTGACGTACTGGGTCTTACTCATCTGGTCATTTGTCCATGTCTGGTTTGCTTGGAACGCGTGGACAGCGGGCATGTCCCCTGAGACCGTGTATAAGACCATGATGACTGCGGACTTTGCAGCGCTGCTGTCTGGCACCATCAACTACTGGTTCCTCGACAGAACGCTGAAGCAGCGTGGCCTATGAACTTGGAAGCTGCCGCAGAGTTGTGTCGTAGGTTTGAGGGCTTCAGGTCGAAGCCCTATCTGTGCCCGGCTGGTGTCCCTACCATCGGGTATGGGTCTACGTACTACTCTGACGGTCGGAAGGTCCAACTGACCGACGCGCCCATGTCTGAGCCCGAAGCGCGAGCCTTGCTGATGGTGGAGCTTGAACACACCTATGCTCCGGGGGTCATGCGCCTGTGCCCGGGGCTGGTAGCTAACGAGCCCGTGTTTAACGCGATTGTGGACTTCGTTTACAACCTCGGTATCGGGCGCTTGCAGACTAGCACGCTGCGCAGGAAAATCAACGCTCAAGACTGGGAAGGCGCAAAGGAGCAACTGATGCTCTGGACGCGGGGAGGTGGCAAGGTGCTGCCCGGCCTAGTTAAACGGCGCACCGCCGAGTGCGCACTGATTGGATAACCATGCCGCTGCAAAAACTCCAGTTCAAGCCCGGTGTAAACCGTGAATCAACCTCGCTTGCCAACGAGGGCACTTGGTTTGAGATGGACAAGGTTCGGTTTCGTTCTGGCTACCCGGAGAAGCTGGGAGGGTGGGTGCGCGATACTGGCTCGGCCAACACAGGTACGGGCGTTCTGGCCCCTCCGTTTGGTTCGTTCTGGGGCGTCTGCCGGGCGCTGTTTAACTGGGTCACCATCGCAGGTTTTAACCTGATGGCGGTTGGCACCAACCTCAAATACTACATCCAGCAGACGGCCAACGGCACTTACTACGATGTCACGCCGATCCGGGCAACTGAAACGGTTGCCTCCAACGCCTTCACCACAAACGGGACCACCACGGTTCAAGTCAACGACGCGGCTCATGGTGCTCAGGCTGGTGACTTCGTCACTATCTCCGGGGTAGCAAGTGCCGTAAACGGCATCCCGGCGGCGGACCTGAATAAAGAGTTTCAGATTGTCTCCATCGTCAGTAACAACGCCTACACCATCGTTGTGGCGACTGCCGCCACATCCTCTGGGACTACTGGGTCCGCGACATTCACTTACCAACTCACCACGGGTGGTGATGTTTACACGGTGGGTGTGGGCTGGGGCGCTGGTGGCTGGGGCGGTGTGACGACAGGTTACACGGATACTGGATGGGGTAGCCCGGCGGCTTCTGGTGTCGGCATCGGTAATCAGCTTCGCCTGTGGAGCCAAGACAACTTTGGCGACTACCTTGTGATGAACCCCCGTGGCGGAGCTCTCTACCTGTGGGTGCCCGGGGCAAATCCCTCTACCTACTACCGGGCGCAGATTCTGTCGCCCACTAACACCAACACGCAGGATGGTGTTCAGTACTTCCTCACGGATTCAAGCTGCCCCACGGTCGCCAACATTGTGGCAACCTCTGATACGTCCCGGTTTGTGATTGCGTTTGGCTGCAACGATATTGGGTCGAGTACGCAGGACCCGTTGTTGATCCGCTGGTCAGATCAAGAAAACTACGCTGTCTGGGCACCTTCGTCCACCAACCAAGCGGGTGGGTTCCGACTCAACATCGGCTCATCCATCGTTGCTCAACTGCAATCCCGGCAGGAAATTCTTGTCTGGACTGACGCAGCCTTGTACTCCATGCAGTACCTTGGCCCACCGTATGTGTGGAACCTCCAGATTCTTGGGGACAACATCTCCATCATGGGGCCAAACGCCATCTCTACGGCGACCAACATCACCTATTGGATGGGCACCGACAAGTTCTACAGGTACTCAGGCCGTGTGGAAACGCTCTACTGCCCGCTGCGTCAATACATTTTTGGCGACATCAACCTGTCCCAGCGCTATCAGTTCTTCTCGACCACCAACGAGAACTTCAACGAAATCTGGTATTTCTACTGCTCGGCGGGCTCCGACATGATTGACCGCTATGTCATCTATAACTACCTAGAGCAGACATGGGCGTACGGCAACATGGGGCGGACGGCTTGGGTGGATACTCCCCTACGGGACAACCCAACGGCAGCTACATACGGAAACATCCTTGTCTACCATGAGAGCGGAGTGGATGATGGTTCCACTAACCCACCAACCGCAATGGATTCATATGTGCAGTCTGCCGACTTCAACATTGGCGACGGGCACAACTACGGTTATGTGTGGAGGATGGTCCCTGACATCACGTTTGACGGCTCCAACATCAACAACCCCTCCGTGACGTTTACCTTGAAGCCCCGGCAGAACCCGGGCTCTAACTACTCGACCTCCGCTGATGCTAGTGTGGTTAGCACCCAGAACTACCAAGCGCAGCGCAATTATCTTGTGCAGGAATTCACTCAGATAATTTATACCCGGGTGCGTGGTAGGCAAATGGCGTTCCGGGTTAGTTCTACCGGGATCGGGATAAATTGGCAGCTTGGCGTTCCTTCCATCGACATGCGCCCTGACGGTCGGAGATAAACGTGCCGCTCCCAACTTTCCGCAGTCAACCGCTTATTGCGCCGGAACCCCCGCGCCTTCCAACAGCGCCTCTTGAGTATGAAGCCACATATCAGGACCAGTCCAATGACATCCTGCGCTTGTACTTCAACCGGCTCAAAAACTTCATGCAGTTGTTCTCGACCAATACAGGTGGGTCGCTGCTTCAGTTCCCGAGCATGTCCCTTCAGGACAACACAAGTCAGTCAGGCTCAGTAACGTACCAATCACCGCTGTCATATACCCAGATTGACTACGCCAATGCGTTTACATTGGGCGACCAGATTGCCAACTTCACTGGCTCGCGTTCGGGCAGCACCCTAACAGTTTCTGCGCTTTCTTCCGGGTACATCTACCCCGGCATGCATATCACTGGCCCCGGTTGGGCAAGCGCTGTATTCACGGCAAGTATCGGCACGGTGTCTGGCACAGACAATGTAATGACGGTGACCGCAGTGTCCTCGGGCACTTTGGCGGTGGGGCAGTATCTTGTAGATGGTGTGGGTTTGGTAACGGGCGCTCGGATCGCGCAACTCATCTCTGGCACAGGTAGCACAGGCACTTATCTGATCAATGTGCCCGATAACTCAGCCGTCACCCTTGCATCCACGACCATCACGGCGTACGGAACCAATATAAAAGACCAGCTTACTGGCACCGCTGGCGGGGTTGGAACTTACTCGGTCAGCACATCTGGAACGATTGCCAGTGCGACCCTTCAGGGCCGCGTCACTTCCAAGATTACCGCTACCGTTGCAGGCACGTACAACATCCAGTGGTCCGGGCAGTTCTCAAGCCTGAGCAACGCCTCTGAAACGGTGTATGTCTGGATCAGGATCAACGGAGTTGACTTGGCTGGCTCTACCGGGCACATTGGGCTGTTGTCACGCAAAAGTGCCGGTGTTGCCAACGACATGATTGTAGGCTGGAATTACTACATCAACCTGAATGCCGGGGACTATGTGGAACTGTTCTGGCTGACATCAAACGCCACCGACGTGACCGTCAAAACGTACCCCAAAAACACCAGTCCAGCCTACCCGGCGACGGCCTCTGTCGTCACCACTATCGGGTTTGTCTCGGCACTCTTCCCATGATACTATCTAATAACCCTTATTCCGTGAGGCCCCAATGAGCCTGCAACTCGCTGCCCAACATCTTGCTGCCCGGGGACGCGGGCCGGATTCAACGCTTGTCCACATGGCCCCGAGCGAGGTGAAAGCCCTCCAAGCGGTAGCTAAAGCTCATGGCGGATCGCTGACGGTTAACCCTGATACCGGCCTGCCTGAAGCAGGCTTTCTGTCGTCCATCCTGCCAACAATTGCAGGCGTTGGGCTGTCAATGATCCCCGGTGTTGGTCCCTTGATGGCCGCTGGTCTTGTTGGCGGCGGAACGGCGTTGGCTACCGGAAGCCTTGGTAAAGGCTTGATGGCAGGTCTTGGCGCTTATGGCGGTGCTGGGATTGGCGGGTCACTTGCAACTGCTGGCGCAACTCAAGGTCTTGCCGCAGCAAGTGCTGAAGCTACTGCGGCAGGACAAGCAGAAGCTGCAAGACAATTGGCAGATGCCAACATGATGGCGAAGTACCAAGCTTTGGGAAAAGGCTTTAGCCCAGAAGAAGTTGCCCTAAGCGCTCGCGAGTTTGGCTCTAACCAAATGACTCCAGCCGCGCAGGCAGCGCTTGTTAAGCCATCATTTACATCTTCCTTTGACAACATGGTCTCAGGCGTCAAAGGGCTTGGGAATGAAGCTGGCCGTGATGAGTTCATGAAACAAATTGGCGGGGCTAAGGGGCTGTTTAAATCAGGCTACGCCGCAGCCCTGCCCATGATGCTGTCTCAGTCTGGTCAAGGCGCTCGTCCTCCATCTGCGGGCGGCGGCAGCAATCCGTATGAGTACGATTTCACCCCGGGTTACAAAGGCCCTTATACCGATGTAAACGGTGGTACTCGGTACTTTGACCCGCGTTATGTTCTCCGTAAAGCCGATGGCGGAGAAACTTATGCTGATGGCGGGGGTACCGGCATGACGGGGCAGTCGGATGAGTACTATCGCTATCTGATGGGTCTGTCTCCCTCTTCTTCTTATACCGTTGCTGCACCAACTGCTCCCGCCGCAAGCGCCGCAAGTAAAGTTGCACCTAAATCATCTGATGCCTATTACAACTATCTGATGGGCATGTCTCCGTATCCTTCTTACATGGATGCGTCAGACCCATCACTGATGTCTAGAGCGCCAGAGGCTAATTTCGCGGAAGGGTACAAGCCGTCCTTGTATGAGAAATCCCTTGCTCGACTAACTCCGGCAGAGCTTGGAACGCACTACGCATACTTGGATGCAAGCAGGCAGATGATGCAATCTCCCGGGCAAGGGGGACCTAGCGCCCCCAATGGCGCAGACAATGACGATGTTGGCTTAGGGCAGGGCATCAATGCGGCTATATCTTCGCAGGCCACCTTAGATTCTGATTCTTCTTCTGGCCCTCCCGGCACTCCCGGAGGTGGCGGTGGAGGTACGGGCGTCAACGGAAGCGCTGGTGACCCCAACAGTGGTAACGGTGAAAATGGAGACACTGCTAATGCTAAGCGCGGGGGTCTGATGGCTTTTGCCGAAGGTGGCGCAGCCACACCGTCTGATGATTACTACCGTTATCTGATGGGAATGTCCGCTTACCCCGCCTACATGGACCCGTCAGACCCCTCGCTGATGTCTAAAGCACCGGCTGCAAATTTTGCACAGGGGTATAAGCCTTCTTTGTATGAGCAGTCTCTTTCAAGGCTGACCCCGGATGAGCTTGCGACGCATTACGCTGGACTTAACGCTAAAACTATAGGTCAAGATGGTGGAGAGCTTCCAGAGCCCGCTAACCCTGACAATATGTTTACGGAAGATGGGCAACTTAACCTTCTAGCGTCAGCCTTGGCTTCTCTTGGTCAGAATTTCCCTGTTTTGGCAAACCCTTCTCTTGGCCTTTTGGGGGCCGCGATTAGTAATGCTGTGCAGGGTCAAAATATGATTGACCTAAACAACTCGCTTAATCAAGCCCTTGGAGGACAAGGTTCCGGTATTCCGCAGCCGGGGCAAGCAGGCTTTGCAGCAGCTCTCCCGGGTGCAATCATTTCCCAAAGTTCTCTTGCTTCTTCTCAAGCCAACGATGAAATGAATGCTTCGTTGAATGCCGCCATTGCCAACTCAGCCGCTCAAACAGCCGCTGCTTCTTCTCAAGCTAATGATGAGGTAAATGCCTCTTTAAATGCTAACGCCACCGCAAACGCAGTCGGCGCAGATAACGATGATGCTGCAATAGGCGATGCAGCGGCGGCGGCGGATGCGGCAGCCAACTCCTCTAATCCTGACAGCCTAAAGAGAGGTGGCATCTCTGCTGCCTTTGCCAACGGCGGTTACAACCTCGGGGACTACTCCGATGGCGGCAGACTCCTGCGTGGCCCCGGCGATGGCGTGAGTGATTCCATCCCTGCTTCGATTGCAGACAAGCGCCCTGCCCGGCTGGCTGATGGTGAGTTTGTTGTCCCTGCCCGGATCGTGTCTGAGTTGGGTAATGGCTCTACCGAAGCTGGTGCACGGAAACTCTATGCCATGATGGACCGTGTCCAGCAAGGCCGCGCAAAGACTACCGGCAAAGGCAGGGTGGCGGTTAACAGCCGCTCGGACAAATACCTGCCTGCATGAAGATAGAAATTGTTCCCGTAAGCCAACTGCTCAGCGCCCTTCCGGCGCTGATGCCTTATCTGGAGGAGTCTGCCAGATGGACGCGGGGACGGGCTATCACGGAGGACATCTTTCGCTTTCTGCTCAATGGGCAGATGCTGCTGCTAGTCGTACACGATAAGGGTACGGTATACGGGCATGTGATTTGTGAGGTCAAGTCCTACCCTCAGTGCAAGATGCTGACTGTTCAGTACTGCGCCGGGGAGCCAAACCACATGCAATTTATTGAAGACGAAATGTACGCTCTGTTGGACAATCTAGCCAAGGAAGCGGGGGCTGCGGGCATAGAGTTCGTTGGCCGCCCCGGTTGGAAGAAGTCTGCGGAGAAGCATGGCTACGAAGTGCAGAGCGTCACATACCAAAAGTTTTTTGAGGTGTTTAAATGATCATCCCGAGCAAGCATAGCGGTTACGGCGAAGGCGGACGCCTTACCTCCACTCGTCGGGTGTATGACAGCGGCGGAGGAGGCTCTACTCAGACCCAAGTCACCGATCTCCCGGATTGGGCAAAGCCAACTGCGCAGAAGCTTCTTGGTCAAACATCTGCACTGACCTTGGGAGTGGATAAGGAAGGCAAGCCTACACACCCGTATCAACAATACACGGGCGAGCGCACTGCACAATTTACACCGCTTCAGCAGCAGGCATATAACAATGCGTACAACATGGACGCTGGCCCGGAGGCGTTCTCAAAAAACATTGGTACGTACATGTCGCCGTACCAGCAGAACGTCATTGACCGGGAGAAGATGGAGGCTGCTCGTACCTCCCAGATGCTTGGTCAGCAACAGCAGACTCAAGCGACTCAGGCGGGTGCTTTCGGTGGCTACAGGGAAGGCATCCAACGCGCAGAGCGTGAGCGGGGCCTCCGCTCCCAGATGCAAGACATCCAGACCCGTGGTTCTCAAGCAGCTTATGACCGCGCTTCTGATCAGTTCCGTCAGGGCGTCCAGCAGAACTTGGCGATTGGTCAGCAGCAGGCGCAGTTTGGTACTCAGCAGCAAGGTGTTATTCAGAACATGCTGGACACCAAGTATCAGAACTTCTTGAATGAACAGCGCTACCCGTATCAACAGCTTGAGTTCATGTCGAACATCTTGCGTGGCACCCCCATGGGCGCTGCCAGTTCGATGTACGCCTCCCCGGGTAGCATTTCAGGTCAGATTGCTGGCCTTGGTGCCGGTCTGTCCGGGTTGTTTGGCAAGGCAGAAGGCGGCATGGTTGATTCCTACGCCGAGGGCGGTGTAACTGATGTAAACAACATCAAGAGTATTGTCAGCAAGCTTTCCGACCAACAGCTACAAGAAGCCCAGAAGGCTGCCGCAGCCCGTGGTGATCAAGAGGAGTTACAAGCTATCTCTGATGAGATTGCCCAACGCGCCTCCATGCGCAAAGGCATTGGCGCAGGCATCACCGATGAGTTCGCCAACAACATGGAAGAGGGCATGGCCCACGGCGGGATCGTGGCCTTTGCTGACCGAGGTCTTGTTGAACCTCCTGCCAGCTATGGCGACCCCATGGGCACCGGGGCATCAGAGATAAGCGAAACACCCCGCACAGGCAATGAAACAAGCGCCGTGGGTAGATGGATTGATCGCTATCTCCAAACCCCTCAATATGAGGTTGAGGCTCGGGAAGCTAAGGCAGCAGCAGCAAAACCTGCGGCTAAAGCTCCTGCTCCTGTTGCCAAAGCAGAAGAAGCGCCCGCCAAGAAAGAAGCTCCCAAGGCAAAGAAGGAAGTGGTTGCTGCTGTAAAGGAGGTTGCTGCCAATTCAGGTGTTCCTGAGAAGACCCTGACTGATGAAGCTATGGCTCTGTACGACAAGATGCAGGGCATGCGTAAGCCTGAACTGGACAAGTTAAACGCTCTGATTGCGCAGCAGGCTGGCCGGGCGGAAGAGATCAAGGGTCGCGGTCTATCCGATGCCCTGATGAACTTTGGCTTCACCATGGCTGCCGCTGCATCTAAACCCGGCGCTAGGTTCCTTGAGAGCGCCAGCAAAGCTGCACCTGAAATCTCTAGAACTATGGATGAAAACCAGAAGGCTGTGAATGCCGCGCAGGATGCATTCAACAAGTCGCAGATTGAACAGCTTCGCTCTGAGTTGACCGGCAGCGGAGAGAACATGCGCACCTCCCTGACCACCGCGCAGAACATCATGCGTGATCGTCTGGAAGAGAGGAAGCTGGCGGAGCAGGCTGATTACAACCGCAAGCACCTTGGGGTGATGGCGGCACAAGCTAATAAGGCCCCTGCTATTTCTCAGATTGCCGAAGAGATCATGGCTGACCCGACGTTTAAAGGCTCCAAGATGGATGCTATGCGTGCGGCATCTGGCCTTATCAATGGGGTTGACCTTCGCAACGATGCAAGGCTTCTGGAAAAAGCAAATGCAGAGATTGCAGCAGCACAGAAACTTTCCAAGATTGCTAGAGATGCAGCAAAAACGCCGCAAGAAAGGGCTAAGTATCAACAAGAGATGGATACTGCGGAAAGAGAAGTTAGGGCGCGGTATGGCATTGGCGCTCCCGCCGGTGGTGCTGTAGACTATTCGCAATGGGGAGCCGTCAAAAAAGTTGGCCCTTAAGTAGAGGTAAAACATGCCGCTGTACAGCATCAAGGGCCCTGACGGTAACACCTATCAGATTGAAGGCCCCGAAGGGGCTACCCGCGAACAAGTCATTGACGCGATCCAAGCCAAGATAGGGCAACAAACTCCCGCAGCACCATCTACCGAAAGCGCAGGGTTTTCCCTTGGCGACATCCTGACCTCCTTTGGTCAGGGCGCTATTGGCGGCACAAAATCGCTAACCGATGTTGCTGGTGCGGACAATGCTCTTTCCCAGAAACTAGAAAGCGCCGCTACTTCACTGCAAGGCATTCTTTCTGCTGCGCGTCAAGCAGAGCTTCAGAGACAAGAAGAGCGGGCAAAGAAGGCTGCTGAGTCTGGCAGCACTTGGGAGGAGGTTAAGGCTGGCCTTCAAAGTGTGGCAGAGGCTCCATTGCAGTCTGCTGCGCAAGCGTTGGGTTCGTTTGTTCCTCTCCTTCCCACGATGTTCCTTGGCCCCGTTGCGGCTGGCCTTGGTCTTACTGCTAGAGGCACCGCCGCCGCCACTGCTGTTGCTCGCGCCGCTGCCGCTGCCCCTAAAGCTATCGGTACTGCGCAGGGTTTGGGTGCTGTAAAAAGCGCCATTTATGACAGCGTCTATGCAGCGGAACGTAAAGACGGTCTTTCTGAAGAAGAGGCCCGGGCAAAGGCATCCTCTGCTCAGGGGTACTTCGGACAGAACATCGACCAAATTCTCCTTGGCGGTGCTGCTGGTTTTGTTGCTGGAAAGTATGGTGCTGAGAGTCTTCTGCGACCCGGGATTGTTAATGCCGCAGAGCGCTCGGCGCTTGGCCGTGTTACGTTGGCTGCCGCTGCTGACATGCCGACTGAAGCCTTCCAAGGTGGACAAGAGCAACTAGCATCTAACCTTGCGCTCCAGCGCTTGGGGTACGACACTCCAACATTCCAAGGCGTTGCAGGTCAGGCCACGCAAGAAGGCTTGATGGGACTTCTTGGATCAGCCCCGATTGCCATTGCCAGCGGACATTCTCCATCCCGGGCTGAGCTTGACAAAATCCAGCAGGAAGAGGCCGCCCGTCTGGCGGTCTCCGAGGAAGAACTTGCCCAGCGTTTCCCCGAAACTTTGCCCGGCGGTTTCAAGATTGAGCAGGAAGAGCTTGGCCGTGAGATAGGCCCGCAGGGCTACAACATCATGGCCGAGGGCCGTGAGCAGCCCCTGTCGTCTGTTGATACCGAAGAAGAGGCCAACGCAAAGCTTGAGTCCCTGACCAAGATCAGGGCGGAAGAGCGGGAAAAACTTCTCAAGGAAGAAGAGAAGATCAACTCCGAGGTCCAGAAGGCACAAGCAAATCTGGAGCGTCTGGAGGCGACCGAGCAGACCGACACGGACGAGTACAGGAACCTGAAGGCGCAGTTGCCGACCATGATGGATGAGTCGGCGCAGAAGATCAAAGGCACATACGACAAAATTGAAGCCCTGTCCAAGCCTCTGTCTGTTACCCCGTTTGGCGAGGTAGAGCGTGTAAACAGCCAGTTCAAGCTCTTGGGTCCCGACAACAAACAGGTTGGCGTGTTTAAAACACGAGAGCAGGCCGAG